CCTCCTCCTCTTGCAGGCGGGAGATGGTCACGGCGATCTGCGTGACGTGCCAGGCCAGGAGGTGCTCTGCCTTGAGAAACCTGGCCGGAAACAGATCGTCCAGGGATTTGTCGGGGGAGATGGATCGGGTCTTGGGTTGGGTGTTCATTGCTGATTCCTTTCGTTTTTGAGGGTTTCCCAGGCCAGTTCGAGTGCCTGGGATGTCTTGAGTTCAAGTTCGTCCAGGTAGATGTAGGTTTCTTCGGATGCCTGGCGGATGGATGATAGAGCAGAGTCCAGTTGTTCGATTGCCTGGATTAGATTACGCTGTGCAAGTGAGATCATGATGGCTCTCCGGCGATAAAGTTGATCGGTTGCAGCTTCCGCCAGTGCTCCTGTTTGGCGTCGAGTGCTTCTAGATGGCGGAGTGCGGCGTGCATTTCCTGGCGTTTCTCCTCTGCCCAGGCCTGGCCGTGGATCAGCGCGTCTTCTGCTGATAGGGGAGAGCGCCAGAGGTCATCGGCATGCTCTGCAATTTCCGTCTTTCCGATCATGGTTTGCTGTGCCACGTCCCGCTCGGCCTGCAGGCGGCACAGCGCCCGCTCTCGCATGAGATTAGCTCCTGCAGCCCAGTCCGGACCCAGCAGGTGGATCGCGATCGCCAGTCGATGCTTGCATAGGTTGCCTTTGACGCTGCTGTCCGGGCAGGTGCAATGCTTTCTCTGGATGTCGACCTCATAGTAGCTGTAGTTGTCCGAGGATGCCTTGACCAGGTAGCGGCCAGGGTGCTCGTCGGATGGCTTGCAGGCGCCGGGGGTGGAGGCGATGAGGATAGCGCGCTCGATGCGGCCGTTGGCTTTGGCTGCCAGGTCTGGCCATTGGCGGCGGAACAGATCGGCAAAATATTCTGCGGCTTGCTGTTTGATTGCCCCGACCGGCGACCAGGTGGTGGTACGGGTGTTTGTTGCGTGTTGCGTGTTCATGTGTGTGTTCCTTTCTCTAACTAATTAGGATATATCATCAGTATAGCATAACCTAGTTAGGTTGTCAAGCTACTCTCATAATCGGTTTTTTACCTGGCGACGATCTCCCTGTGTTTCTTGTATTTCTCCCCCCCCCTTTTTTTTACCCCACACCACGAGCGCGCCGGCCTCCCCCATGGCGGCCGGGAAGCGAAGCTGCACCCCCTGGAGGGTCCCCACGCCCCCGGCAAAAAACGAGAGACTGCACGCGCCGGGACCCGCCCCCCGCAGGGTCCCCACGCCCGCCCCAACCAGGGGACGCGCGCGCTGGGACCCGCCCCCCGCAGGGTCCCCACGCCCGCCCCAACCAGGGGACGCGCGCGCGCCAGGACCCGCCCCCGCAGGGTCCCCACGCCAAAAGCAAAAAAAGCCCCCGGACGGCGAGCGCCCAGGGGGGGAGAGGAAAAAAGGGGGTGGTACTAAAAAAGCGCGGGCTGGACGGCGACCGGCGACCAGCGCCACACGCCGAAGCCAGCCGGCAGCGCGACCGGCCAGGGCAGCGAGGCAGGCGACCAGCAGCCAGGGCAGCCACGCGGCGCGCCCGGCGCCGCAGCAGCCACGGCGAAAACGGCGACGCCCGCAGCAGCAGCCGCGCCAGCCACCGCCAGCGAGCCGGCGCCCGGCCCGAAAAACACGGCGGCAGAGCACCCCGCCAGCGCCGCCAGCGAGCGCCGCACGAGCCGGGCGCGCAGCGGCACGGACGGACCCCCGCCCGCCCACCACGCCACCGACGCCCCGACCGCGCCGGCGGCGACGACGGAGCCCACGGCGGACAGGGAGCAAGCCCCCGCCCCCCCGGGACCGAAGGCGGCGAACACCGACAGCGACCGGGGCGGACAGCAAGAGAGCACCAGCGCATCGGCGCCCACGCAGCAGCCGGCGCGCACAGGCAGCCCGGCGGCGACGGCGGACCCCACCACCGAGCGCACCACCGGCAGCCAGGCGGCGCCGGGGAGCGAGCGCGAACCCCCGAACAAAACCGGAGCGGCGCTCAACGCCACAACCCCGCCGGCGCAAGCGAGCGCCACAGGCCGCGCACGCCCCCCACGACCGGCCAGCACCAGCCAGCGCCCACCGGCGCACGCGCCGACCCCCAGCAGACCGGCACCGAGGCGGACCAGCCCGGCCCGGCCCGGCGCACCACGACGGACACGCCGAGCCGGCCGGCCCAGCGCGCCGCAAACCGGCCGGCGCGAACCGGGGAAGCGAACAGGCAAACGAGCACGCAGCCCGAGGCGGCGCGCAGCGACGGGCGGGCCAGCACCGAGCGCAACGAGCCGGCGCGGAAGGCGGAGCGAGCGACGGGACCAGGGGAGGGGAAAGCGCAATCAGCCACGCAACACCCCCCGCGACCAGAACCCGCCACGACGAACCGAGCGCAGCGCCAAAAAAACCCGCAACTCGAGCGCACACGACACACCGCACGGCACCGACACCGGCAGCACGGCGCCACGAAAACCGGCAGCAAACAGCACGCGCCAAAGCGCAGCGGCGCGCGCGAAACGCCCGGCGCCGAAAAACGCAAAGCCGACCCAGCCAGCGCCAGCCGGGGCAAAGCGCGACGCGCGCAGCGCCAGCGCAGCGGACAAAACGGAGCGAGGAAGCGAAACGGAAGCAGCCACAACACACCCCCGCACTAGCAAACCCACAGCTCGAGCGCCCACGGCGCGCACGCCGCACGACCGCGCCACGGCAAGCCCGGACACGCGCCGAAGCCGACCCACCACAGCGCGGCGGACAGCGCGGCGGCGCGGGCAAAGCGCCCAGCGCCAAAAAAAACAAACCCGACCTCGCCGGCAGGACCGGCGACGACCGACCCGCGCAACGACAGGGCGGCACAAAAGACGAACGAAGGAAGAGCAGGAAAAGCAGCCACAGCGCACCCCACACACAGACCAGGAAACCGAGCGGCACGGGGAGGGCACACAACCCAACAACACCATCATACCAGAACCTAACTAGGAAAGCAAGGGGGGAAGGGCAACCCCAACAAACGCAAACAAACCCCAACAAACCCCAACAAACCGGCCGGCCAGGGAGCAGCCAGCCCAGGGCGCGCGCAGGCCCGGCCGACGGACCCACGACCCACGGACCCAGGGATCGGGCGCCCCAAGGCCAGGCAAACCCGGCAGACCCAACCGGCCAGGCCCAAGGACCGGGGAGCAGGGGGAGAAATAACAGCACTTGACCTTACGGTTTTTTTTTTTTTTTTTTTTTTTTTTTTTCTCCAAAAAACCCCACACCACCCGTTCTTGGTGGTGATGGGGTTTTTTCCTTGCACTGTCACTTTCTTAGGTTTTGGTTGTCAAGGGTTACCAGTCAATAGCAATAGCCATTATTTTTATTAACGAGATTCTATTGCTGGTGCGAATCTACAAATCCCCTTGACAACCGGTTTTGATAATTGAGAAACACAAAAAAAACCTCACTTGTTTTTTTTGTTTTTAAAATCCCTGTTCTTATTTCACTTTTTTAACTTTAACTTTTTTTAGGCTCCTGAATCGCCACGACCCTGGTTCTTCGCCCTTGTAGGGGAGCGAAGGAGACTGGAAAGAAAAAGGAGCTGTGACTGGCGCGCGAGGTGGCTGGTTGGGAGAAATGGCACTCTTGCTCTTGTACTTGATCTGCGGAGCGAAAGGATATACGAAAGTAGGAGCTACATTTCCGCCCCCAAGGGGCGGATGGTGCGCGGAGCAACCCCGAAAGACCACCCAGATAGCAGAGTTGGCCGGCGCGCGAAGCATCAGACGCCGTAGGCAGAAGAGTAGAAAGACTACGAGAAAGGAGAACGGGGAGCGCGGAGCAACCCTGGCAACCTACCCAGACAGCAGAGTCGGCCGGCGCGCGAAGCATCAGATGGCATTAATGCCACAGACGCCGTAGGCAAAAACTAACTATTGTGCTATAATCTAGTTAGGAGAAAGGAGCACATCATGGTTGTCTGGGAAGAAGTGAAGAGTCTGCAAGAGCGGGATGTCGATGTCGAGGATTTGATTACTCAGCAAAGGGCGGCTGAGATGCTGAATGTGACTCTCGAAAGTGTTCGCCTGGCGATGAACCGCGGCAGGCTGCCGACTTATTTCCCTGGCGAGGGGACGGGCAGGCGCAGGACTTCGCGCTTGGCGGTAGAGGAGTTGGCGGCTGAAAGGGCCTCGCGGCTATAAAAAGTAATTCGAATGGGAACGAATAGCGGGGGGAAGACGTTCTTTTAAATGTATTGCGGTGTTCTTTGCCGCTTCCTTGCGGGCGTGGGTTTATCTCTTCGCCCGCTTTCAATGTTCTTGGGGGCGGCATGTTCTTTGCCGCCTTCCATGTTCGTAGCTTAGATCGCACCGTTCTTTGGTGCTTCCACGGCCTGGAACTGGCTTCAATAAATCCTATCGTACTTATCCATCCACAGGGGCACGAGGGCGGTGGTGGACTGGGTCTTCTTGGTTTCGTCGAGCGATTTGCGGTAGGCGCGCTCGGCGCGGAAGGCGTTGATTTCGTACTCGTCTTGTAGGATGCGATTAGGGTCGGGGGAGACGCCTTCGCCGGTGGCCATTTCCTGCCAGGCTTTCCAGCGTACGAATAGGGTGAGCAGGTGGTGCAGTTGGTCGGGTAGGGTGGTGACGTCGACGCCAAGCACCAGGGCGTTGTGGGGTTCGAGTATCTCCAGGATGATGGATTGCGATGCGCCGGTGGGGGAGTTGGAGATATATAGCTGCGAGGGGTGACTGGTGTCGGTAGTGGTGCGGGGGAGGTAGTCGTAGTAGCCATCGTTGATCCAGAAGGCGGGGTCGGTGTAGGATTTGCGTAGCAGGTATTCGCGCGGGTCCTGGCCGGCGGGATACTCGCAGGAGAGGATGCCGGCGATGACGAACTTTGTGACGTCGTACTCGTGGACGCCGGCTGCGCAGGAGATTTCCATCTCGGTCTGGACGGGGAAGTGGATCGACATATCCTTCAGCGCTTCGTTGATCCAGGCGGTGAGTTGGGCGTCAGCCCACTCGTAGGAACCGCCGGTGAGGTCGCCGAGGGTGTTACGGCACAGGGTGAGCAGTTCGGTAAGTGTTGTCATATCTAGTAGGCAATTGTAACATGGCAGGTCGTTCCGGCCGGCGTGGTGATGGCCAGGCCGACGGAGAAGCGCAGGGCCAGGGGAAAGAAAGGATAGTGGATATGAATTGGAGAGTCTGCCTGCAGGTTGAGGGTGAGCAGGATTGCGCCGCTGGCGGCGGAGTTGTCGTAGAAGGTGATGGTCACGGCGGTGGCGCTGGTGGTGGTGGCAATGATGTCCACGAGCACGCCTGGGCCGGTGCGGATGACCTGGGATGTGGAAGCGGGGACGTACTGGGCGGAGGTGGCGGCTATTGTCATAAGTTCTCGCTAGTGCGCAAAGTTTTCTAGTTTTCTAGGCGGGATGGTCCATCCCGTCTACAACAATTTATTGCCAGTCCCCGGTAGGCGCGGGGACTGGCTTTTGCCTGGTGTGCGGAACGAGGAGGGCGTCCCGTATCAGGAAATAATTATCCTTCGGTGAAGGTGAGCACGACGCACGCCCCGGCCATGGCTGTGCCGCTGTTAGTGATGGTGATCAGCACGTTGGTGCCGTCGGCGATGTGGGGGTACTGGCCGCCGGCGGTGACGCCATCGAAGCCGGCTGGGGTGCTGACTTCGGCGGGGACGCTGGATACGCCGAAGTTCTCAGCGGCGAGGTAGGCGTCATCGTCTGCCTGGGTACCGACCTTGAGCGTGCCGGCGTTGGCGGTGGAGTTGCACAGGCTGACGTGGACGAGTTGGATGTTGAAGGGGGCGACGAAGTTGTAGGTGTGGTTGGCGGCCAGGGTGCCCTGGACGATGTAAACTTGCTGAAAAACTCGCATCATGGGAGTAAGTCCTTTCTAATGGCATTAATGCCACTAATGGTCAATGTGGACAGAGAACGTCCGGTTAAGTTCTCTCCTGTCCCCTTCCCCCTCACACCCATATGTATGCGGGCGTTCTTGGGGGGAGGGGAAGGCAAAGGAGAAGAAGGAAGAAATGACGACATAAATGTCGTGATACGTCTACGCAACGTTCGACTTATGTAGGCCGCGGTAGTCTGCCGGGCCGGTGGCGAAGAAGAAGCGCACTTTGACAGGCATGGTGTCGTTGCTGAACATCAGGCCGGCTGTGGGGCTGGCTACGCTGAAGATCTCGGGCGTAGTGCCGTAGCGGAAGCCCAGGCCAATGGTGGGGTACAGGCGTGGGTCGCATACGGCTGCCCAGTCGTTGGCGTCCGTCCACAGGTCGACCACGATCACCCGGCTGCGGGCCATAGACATGCGTGCCTGGAAATCGTTGCCATCGGCGTTGATGTTGGGAGGCGCTTCTTGGCCATTGCTGAGCGCATAGGTATAGTCGAACTCGGAAGCCAGTACCTGCAGGGCGGTAACCTCCAGATCGGGAGGTACCAGCAGATACTTGGGCATGGTGAGCGCGCCCAGGCGCTCAGCGCTATTGAGCTCGGTCTGCTTGCGCATGGCCAAGCGAACAGCATTCCAAGCGGTGATGGACAGGGCGGTGGTGAGTAGGTTGCCATGACCGGTAGTAAATAGGCGGGTGGCGTCGACCACCAGCGGGCCTGTGCCGGAAGTTTCGGTGAAAATGCTGGAGATTGCCTTGGATAAAGTCAGCCAGGCGGCTTGTGCGAGCGCACGTGGGGCGGCGCGCAGGCGATTGGTGTCATCTTTGTCGATGGCCTCAATCGTTATCCCCAGATAGCCGCCTTTCTTGACGAAGGCGGCCGTCTCGTACTTGTCGTCCCAGGTCAGCTCGGTATAGGCTGCGCCTTCTGTGACTGTGGGCAACTCGCCTACGCCGCCCAGGATGATCCACTTCACGGGCTGCAAGTTGGCGAACGACTCCAGATTTACGATAGGCAGCCACCATTGAGGGTACTGCTGGAACTCGGCCACCACGCGCTTGTTCAGGGCGTTGGCTACCAGGTTGGCCATGGTGGAGGAGTCGACGTTGGCAAAGGAAATGCGCTCGGGCTGGAAGACGCCGGTCATTTCGTAGTCGCCGGAGAGCAGGTGGTACAGCTCACGGATACCGGTCAAAGGCTGGATGCCAGAACCGGGTTGTGTGCCGGCAAACATCGCTTCCAGCGCCAGGGCGATCTTGTCCAGGCTGGTGCGCATGCCGGTGATCTGCGCGCCGCGTGGGGGCTGCGCGCCGATCTGGATGACGTTGGCTTCGGTGAGGGAGGCCAGGTAGCGGCGCTCGGTCTCGATGGCGGTGTGCAGGTCCTGGGGGTTGGCGAAGACCTGCGAGCTAAGCCGGGCCTGGGCGGGTTGAGGCAGGCCGCTGGTGGCGATGACTTGCTGGGCTACGGTGGTGGCCAGCTCGTCTACCCAGTTTGTGGCATTAATGCCATTCGCGGCGGCCTGAGGTACGGCTGCTTCTTCGGGCGGCATTAATGCCGCGGGTGGTGCGGTTGGGTTAGTAACGGATAGGGGGGGCATAGGGGATTCTCCTTGTTGGGTTAGGGGTTGTGTTTCCACGCGGAGCATGGGAACTAGAGGGCTGAGGGCGGCAGAAGATAGAGCTTGCAAGATGCGCCCATCTGCGGCGGGTTGAAAGACCAGGTCGACGGATTCGACGTGGGTAATTCCGATCAAACGGCGGGGGTCAGCTTCGTTGTCACGTGGCGCCCACACGGGGTAGAAGACTATGCTCAGCCCGATGTCGGCGGCTGAGCCTGGGTCGCTGAGAAGGCCGTCAATGATCTGTTTGGCCAGATTGCCTGATGGAGTGTCATTGAGCCGGATTTCGCCTTCTACGGCCTGCTCAGCGGCGTTGTAGGCCGTGTTGGAGGTGACTCCGGCCAGGCGAGGCAGCTCTGTGCTTTCGATCCAGCCTGTGTGATCGACGAAGACAGCTTTATTGGTAAACAAGCCGTGCTCGACGGCGGACTGTAGGGCCTGGGCTTCGACGATGACGCTGGAGGGTGTACGATCGGCGCGTAGGGGATGGCCGGCTTTGATGAAGCGGGCCAGGTAGCGGCGAGGGATTGTAGGCGTTGTGTCGAGCGTTAGGTTGCCCAGGGTGAGCTTGATTTGCTCAGAGACGTTGTAAGGGGCTTGGGGTTGGGTCATAGTTACTCCGTTGGTTTGCCAGGTTTGGTTGACGGACTGGCCGGGCTGGTTGGGCTGGGCGTGGCGGGTTGTGTGGGGGGTAGGTTGGGGGCGTTGGCCTGGATTTCGGCGATGATCTTCTCGATTTCGTCCTCGTTGGAGGGTTGGCCGGAAAAGTGGAACATGGCTTCGAGGGCTTTCTTGGCCAGGGTGGGGCTGATGCGGGCTGAGTTTTGTTGAGCGAGAATGGTCATAAGAGTGAAGTACGACTGTGAAATGTTCGAAGCGGCCAGGGCTAGAGCAGAATTATCCTGGCGGGATACGTCGGACATTTGCAGGGTGAACAGGCTGGCGTAGTCTTCGGTGCGCAGGGGGCGGTTGACGCCCAGTTCGGCGCTGCGCTGGTAGGCGTGAAAAAGAATATCTTGCAAAGCGTAGATGACATACTGTTGCCTTCGCAAGAGGTGGCGCTCGGTGGGGGCTTGCATGGCGGTGGCGGTGGCCAGGTTGGCGTCGGCGGCTTCGCCGCGCCAGTGGGGTGGGTAGCCTGAGCCGGCGTCTACCATTTGCCTGACCGCCTTGAGATCTGCGCTGGCGTCGGAGCCGCGCAGGAGTGGGGTGACTGCCTGCCATTGCTCGCTTTCGTCCTTGACCACGATGGCGCCGGCTTCGGGGGGTGAGCGGTAGAATTCCTGTTTCTCTTTGACTTTGTTGGCCGGCACAGTCACGAGCCACAGGAAGGCGCGTGTGGCCCAATGGAGGCGGACACGGTCTTCGAGCATGCGGGAATAACGCAGCAGCCAGGGGATCATGGTGGTGAGGTCGGACTCGCCCATCAAGGCGCCTAGCGGGCGGTTGATCGAGTAGTGCAGCATGATGGCGGGAGACTTAGAAATCTCGGATTGTATGGATTCCACTGATAAAGCTTTCAGCGCGTCAGGGGAAGGCCAACGCTTGGGTTCGCCTATGTCCTGGGTTTCGTAGTAGTAGAGCTCAGTCTCCCAGTCATTCTCGGCGGTTTCGATGCGCTGGATGCGATCCTTGGTGACGAAGCGGATGTAGCTCATGCCGTCGGATGGGTTGCGGAAGAGCAAGACGAACAAATCACCCGCCCTGCTGAGCTCATCGCACATGGACTCTAAGCGCAGATCTACGTTGTTCTTAGGGTGGTGCCAGAAATTCTCAATGAACTTATTCAGGCTGCGGTTAGGACTGGTAATGGTGATCTGATCGCCAACTACGTAGTCGGTGGTGATGGCAACGATACGCCAGGCGATGGGGTTCTTGCGCCAGGCTTCGAGGGCGTCCTGGTAGAGCTCCTGGATTTTGGCGGGGTCGTAGTCGTGCGGGCGGCCGGTGAGGGAGGACCAACCGGTGGAGTCGTCGACGCGGACGGAGACGGAAGACAGTTTCGTGTTTCGTGTTGCGTATTGCGTAAGGAAGGAACGAAAGCGCTTGAGCATGGGGTTACCTGTGGTGTGGTGGCAACTGATTGATGATGGTCTGGTAAACGCCTGCGCCGGCTTTGCCGCCTGGGTAGGTCATGATTCACCTGACCTTCTTGACGGTGGTGATAATGATATTGGCGCCATCCAGGGTGGGTTCGCGTAGTACCTGTTCGGGGATCTCGAATGGGCAAAGGTTGTTCATGATATGGGCTTCGAGGCATTCCGGGCAAAGATGCGTGCCGCACCATTCGCAAGTGTTTGTGCCTGGGAAGTTGCATTGTTGGCAGCGGGGGCGATAGAAGATGGGTAGCAGTATGAGGAAGATCAAAGCAAGGAAACCAGTGAAGGTGAGGATGAGCAGGCTGATTTGATCTGCCAGGGTATTGAACTGGTGGATGGCGGCAGAAATAGTTTGCTCTTTGGCGCTGGTGGGATTGTCCTCCAGGTGGTTGATGATCAGAACGAAGGGCAAGGCGATGAGGCAGACTATAAGGATGAACTTTAAAGTTGGCTTGCTCATAGCTTGATCTCCAATTGCTTCCATCCCTGGCGGGTTTCGGCGTTGGGGCTGGCGAGGATGGGGTTGTTGGCCATGGGGATGGGACCGGCCCAGTACATGCCTTTGTACTCGAATATGGCAGCGGGATTCTCACCAAACTTCTTCTTGAATAGTATTTGAATCCTGATTTCGTTCTCCTTCTTGTCGAGGCAATAATAGGATTCATTTGGATCGGGTACGTCTGGGTTAATCATTGTGTGTGTCCTTTTAGGGTTGGGAATTTCTCAAGGATAGTTAGTTTCGATTTAGAGGTTAGACCGGCGAAAGTCCAGCCTGCACATTTGAAGCAATAGCCGGGATTGGGTGAAGTGATCTTGTGTTGGTTGACATAGGTATAAAGTCGTTCTCCTGGCCAGCGCTGCCAGGCGATTTGTTCGGCTTCAAGAATGAGTGTGCTGGATAGGATGGGGCCTTCATTACGAAAGACTGAGCAGTTAATTCCCTGCTGGCCGGATTTGTCGATGAACTTACGCCAGGTGAATAAGGCAAGACAATCAGGAGTCATTAATACGAGCTTCTCGCCTGGGCCTACAAAGGAGAAGCGATTGCGATAGCCTGGCCGTTGGCGGCGGTTGTCTTGATAATGGCGGGCTGAGTAGTGGCGCGAGAAGAGGTTATAGGCTATTGGGTTACAATCTTTCGTTTGGTACCAGTTCGAGCCAGGGATGAGGGTTTGCATGGTGTGTGTGTGTCCTTTCAGAATTTGAGGTTAGCCAGAACGTCGATAGGCTGGATGACTGCGCTCTCCGCCTGTCCCCACTGCTGCTCATCGAGTAGGGAGCACAGAGCAGCAGAGAGGATATAGTCATCATGAACTAACTCACCGCTGGCAGGATCTCTAGTGCCATTCGGTACGCCCCAGCGCGCCATACGCCCGGGCCCGGGTAAGACTTCGAGCTGGCAGTGGGTGAGTTGTTGGAGCAGGGTGATGTCGATTGGTTTGTATTCTTTGTAACGTCCTGTTTCGATTACGGAGATGAATGACCAGGCTAGATCGCTCTTGCTCTTCTGGCTGAAGGTGAAGGGGATGACAGAGCCAGGAAAAGACTTATCCAGAAAGCTAGCCAACCCCGCGCCAATCCCGGTTGCGTCTATGATGGTATGCCTGGGTTGCCAGTGGTGGAGTAGCGCCATGATGCGTTGGTAGAGTGTGGTCTGTCCTGCCCCTGTCCATGTATACCGGTTGACTGCCAGATAGCGGGGTGCGTTGATGAGTGGATCAGCTAAAGTAGATAAGTCGACCTGTATGATAGTAAGTGTGGTGGAGTCGTGGTCTGAGTGTGATAATTGCCTGTTTTTTTCTCCTGTGTTCATTTCGTCTGTAGAACGGTCTTCCCCCCCTACGTCAATAAGGGCGGCTGTCAACGGATTTTCACCACGGATTGAACGGATGTCTTCAGGCGAGTTGACCATGGGGTGGTCGCCTTGCATGAGGGCGATACGTTTCTCGGGGAACATGCCGGACTCGGCGTCGATCTCCTGGCAGAAATACTGCGTTTTTACGAAGGGGTGGTTGCGGCCGAGCTTGGCGATCTCGGCGTCGACGAACTTGCCGTAGGCGGGGACTTCCTGGCGCACCAGGTCGGCGTCGATCAGGAATACGCGCTGGAGGCCGTCGAGCTTCTCGGCTTCACGGGCGGCGCGCATTTCGCGGGCAAGCAGAGTCTGGCTTGTCCAGGCGGTACCCCAGAAGATCTTGGTGGCGTTAGTTGACGCTGCCATGGGGTTGATCTCTTTGTCCCATTTGCTCTGTAATACGTCCTGGGCTTCGTCGCATTCCAGGAGCACCGAGGCTGTGGCGCCCACGACGTTGGCGGTCTGGCTGCCGGATAGAAACGCAATGCGGGCGTTGCGCACCTTGTAGATATAGCCGCTTTCTTTTTTCCATAGCGACCTGGCCAAGACGTTGCGACTGAGAACTCGCTCCAAGCGGCGCATGGCGTTGAGGCTTTGCGGCTTCCAGGTGGGGGAGACTTTGACGATCTCGGCGTCGAGTGGGGATAGCAGGGTGAGCAGATAGGCTTCGATCTGCGCCTGGCACTCGTTTTTGCCGGACTGGCGGGGGAAGATGACCACGAAGGTGGCGCCGCGTTTCTCGACGATCGAGTCGAAGACGGCCATGGCGACCTGTTTCTGGTAGCTGCGCAAGGTTATGCCGCTGGCTAGTTCGGCGAAGGTGACGGGATCGACCAGGAGGTTCTTGGCGTTGGTGTAGAGATCGGGCATGGTTTGTCATGTGGGTAAGGCAGCCAGGGCTGCGCCTGAGAGGGTGGTGGGGTAGCCGGCCCAGTTGGCGCCGGTGGCGAAGCCACCAATTTTGCAGCCGGTGGCGGTCTGGTTGAATGTGCCAATGTTGGCAACGGCGGTTAGATATGAAGTGGAGGTATTGTCGAACACATAGACGGTCTGGCCGTAGGGACCTGTCCATACGCGTACGCCGATCTTGTAAGTTGTCCCAGGCGTCCAGGTCTTGGCGGCGGTGGAGAGTTCCGTCTCGACGCCGGCCTGGATCTTGAAAATTTTGATAGTGGAGGTGGCCTGGTGGCACCTGATGATGAAGCGATTATTGTCGTCTGTGCGGCGGAAGGATATTCCGATGACTTCGTTGGCGGCGCAGGTCCAATCGAAATATTGCAGCAGGGAGGCTGCGCCGGTAGCTATATCGCCAGTGACGGGGGAGGCGCTGCGGAAAAGGGTTGGGCCGTAGGTGGTGTTCCAGGGGGCGGGGAGCTGGATAACGGCCAGCTCCTTGAGCATGGCGTCGTAGTTGGTGGCGTCGAAGGCGTGGCTCTCGCCGGCGTAGAGCGGCGATTGGGTGTTGGCGCGGCTGACCCAGGCGATGGTCCACGGAATGGTATCCACTCCGGCCAGGCGGAAGAGGGTGATCGACCCGGCAGGCAGCAGGCTGACGATGCCGTCGAAGTAGTTATTGGCAAGCTCAGCGGTGGGGGAAACGGGCAGGCTGTCGATTGCTAATGCGGTACCTTCATAGATCGATATGAAGTATTGGTACCACTTGAAGCCCTCGTCGTTGATGGTGGCTGCCTTGGTGCGGTTCCAGCCGCCGTAGATCATGGGGTAGAGCTTGGCGTTGCGGCGCACATCGCGCAGGTAGACGGCCAGGCCGGCGACGCGGGAGCGGGCGACGTTGTCGTTGTTGAAGAAGGCGGCGGTGTTGCACAGGTAGCTCGAAGCGATGTAGCCGTTGGCGGCGACGTTGAAGGCGGTTGTACCGGGGCCGGGTTCGCAGGCGCGCGGGGTGACGACGGGGTTGATGTTGGTAGTGAAGAGGTCGCGCAGCAGGTAGGAGAAGCCGGCTTTACCGGCCTGGTTCTGTTTGATGAGCCAGGCGAGGCGGGAGGCGCGGCGGTTGCGGGCGAAGTGGATCATGATTAGACGTTGAGTACCAGCCAGGCGACGCCTTCGCCGCTGACGGCGGAGTCGACGTAGAGATTAGCCAGGTTGCCGATGAACTCGAAGACGATGGAGTCGCCGGCGGAGAGGCGCAGGCCGTTGGAGGTGGTCACGTCGTTGGCGCCGTCATTGCCGATAGCGACCACGCCGGTGTTGGTGTCGAGCGCCTTGATCATGAGGGGGGCGTTGATGATTTGGTCGCCGAGGGCCTCGGCGGTGCCGGCTGTGGTGACTGTGTTTTGTCCTGAGAGTGCTGCCATTTAGTTCACCTTTGGCTTGCTTCTGGAGGGTGCGGGTGGGATGAGCTGTACCAGGATGGCGTTGAGGGCTTCATTGTGGACGTTCATTTCTTTGCGGATGCCGACCAGTTCCTCGCGGATCTCGTTGAGGGCGTCGACCAGGGCGATCAGGCTGCGCGCGGCGGCCAGGTCGACCAGGTCCTTGCCACGGGCGGGGCTGCCGCCAGGCTTCTCGTAGTTGGTTTGAGCCAGGTCGATCATTTGCTTGAGGGTTTCGGTTAGTCTGGGCATGAAATTCCTTTCTCCGACATGAATGTCGGGTTCGGGTTACGGATGTGGGTTACGGGTAGGGAGTCGACTCCGGGTTGGTCTCCGGGTAGGAGGGGCCTGGTTGGTCGAAGAGGGCGCGCATGGTGGCGTGGCCGGCGGTGGCGTGGGCGGCCTGCCAGGTAGCGAAGTGCCGGGCGGCGAGGGTGGAAGTCAGGTTGGGGGCAGGATGAGTCGACATGAATGTCGAGGTACGAGTGGGGGCGGCGCCGATGGCGATGCCGGCTGCCAGGCCTATTGCCAGGCAGAGGATATCGACGATCAGTAAGGCGCAGATAAGTCCCGAAGGATGAGGGATGAGGTTCGTGTTGCGTGTTGCGTGTCGCGTGTTCATGCCATTAATGTCATTCATGTGTGTGTGTCCTTTAAGGCAGGAAAAAAGTTTTTACCAGGGCGAGCAGGCTGCCGCCAGAAGCCAGTCCGGACCAGATGCGGAAGCCAGTTACGCCGTCGGTGGCTGAGCGGATGCGCTTTTCGTGGTCGTCGCGGGTGCGCTCGAGCTCGGTGAGGCGGTGGTTGGCGAAGGTCTGGTAGTGCTCGAGCTCCTTGCGCAAGGTTTCATTCTCGGTGCGCAGTTTATCGATAGCGTGGCCCAGGCGCTCGGCGATGAGGGTGGCCTCGACGGAGGTCTCGTCAGCGGGTGAGGGCATAAGAGCTCAGGTCCCACTCGGCCACGACGTCCTCGATGGCAGTTTTTACCTGGCTGTTGAAGTTAGCCAGGATGGGACAGTCCTCGCCGGCCTGGCAGGATTCGCATTGTTTCAGTGAGCGCTTGAGTTGTTTCATGGCAACCACCATGTTTTTGGAAAGGCCGGTGAGTTTGTCGGTGCATGATCTGACCGGGCAAAAGTCGGGGATAGGATATGTCATGATAGACCTTTTTCTTTCAAAACAGCTTCGATTGCGGCGTTGATGACCGCGTTGCCAGAGCCGTCGCCCCCGGTCAGGATTGCCTGGGTGCGTAGCAGTCCGGCAATTTTATTCATCTGGGCGCCTGCCAGGGCCAGGGTGTGGATAGCATCCATGGGATCTGTCAGCTCCTCGGCGCGCCGCCACAGGTCGCGGGTCAGTACGCGTAGACCGGCGATTTCCGATTCGATGGTGACGTTGAGCGCTTCGATATCGTTGCGATCGATGCGCTTATACGCTGATGAGTAAAAGCCGTGTTTGAGGGCGTTGGTGTTGCCGGGTTGGGCGCCGCGCTGACGAGGCATGGTCAGGATTTGCGACTCTTGGTGGCATTAATGCCATTGGGGGCGGGCAGGACTTTGACGGCGCGTTTGGGGCTGAGCATATAAGTAGCCTGGTTGGCGATGGCTGCGGCGATGAAGGCCTGGATCAAGGCGATTGCGCCTGGCCGGTCACAGGTGATGGAGATCGATTCGGGAGCGAGATTTGCGCAAGCTAGGCCGAAGGTGACGGCGGTGACTACTAGGAGCAGGCCCAGCATGATCAGGCGTTTCTGGATGCTGTCTCGGGCGGCGTACCAGTCGGCGGCGCCGGGGACGTAGGAGAAGAGCAGGGAGAGGCCGATGCCGGCCAGGGAGGAGAGTAGTTCGGGGTTCATTTTCTTTTGTCCTTTCGTTAATTGAATTCAAATTCCATTGATTTTATTGTAGCACAAATATTCGATTGTGCAAAACCAATTGTAGCTTGGCGCTTCTGTACCAATTCAATGCCATTTGCTACCGCTGCTACCGCTTGACCAGGTGGCTCCACTTGCCTTCGAAGTACTCACGCCGGGCGTCGGCGTCGAATTCGTCGGGTTGTTCCTGCTTTGGCAGTGGGTCGCCACAGCGCAGGACTGTGATCAGCATGCCGGTGGAGAACTTGTCTTCGGCCTTCAGTCGCCTGGCCTGGGCGATGATATAGGCGGGGGTGATGTAATCTTTGTCGATCAGGCGGCGGATGTAGGCGCTGTCTGCGATGCCGTTGTCTGCCAGGGCCTGCAGGCAGGCGTCGATGAGGCCTGGAGCAGAGCGCGGGAAAACCGCGCTCTGGCACGATTCTTGCATCTCTTCTTCTTCTTCTTCAATAGGAGGATGTAAAGAGTCATGGGTAGAAGTAGAAGAAGAATCTTCTATAGCGCGGGAATTTCCCGCGCTCTGGCACGATTCTTGCATCTCTACAGCGCGGGAATTTCCCGCGTTATCCACAGCCTGTGGATAACTTCGCTCGGGCAGGAGTAGTTGTATGCCGCCCTGCAGGAGACTCCAGCCCGATAGTGTCTCGGTCAGGACCCCCAAATTGGAGAGTGTTTTTAGATGCCTGCGCGTGGTTGCATAGTCAAGGTCCAGGATTTCAGCGATGCGCTTAGCCGGCGTGGGGGAGTCCAGTTTCATCATGAGCAATAGGATCACGGCGGTTTTGCGGACGCTGCGATAGAAGGCGACGTCGGCGGGGGTGAGTTGGGTCATGGTACTCTCTCTGTAACGTTACGGCGTAGATGTAACCTGCGGCGGTAGGTCGCCTGCCGGCAGGGGGAGGAACAATAGCGGCTTCTCAGGCTGCCCGGGTAGCGGCTGCCGCAGTAGGCGCAGATACGGGTTATTCGTGGGCGTTTGGGTGGTTCGGTGTGGCCTCCTGGCTGCTGCTGGTCTCGGCGTGGTGGGCCTGGGGTTGGGGCTTACGGCCGTTGCTGGAAAATGCGACTCCGGATGGGGCTTGCGTGGCATTAATGCCATGCGCCTGGCTATTCGCGGCTGTGAATTGCCTGGCTACTTTCCCGGTCACGTCGTCACGCAACTGGCTGTAGATCTGCTTCTTCATAGTTTCGGCGATTGCTCCCCGGTTTTCGTGCAGCTCTCGAAGAGCCTGGCGGTTGATCTCGTAGCGCAATTGGCGCTTGGCGCGGTCGATCTGCTGTTCGGCGTCGTTGCTGAGGTAGATCAGGACTCCGGCGACGTTGGCGGCGACCAGGGCGGGCAGGCCGTAGATCAGCAGGTCGCGCAGTAGGGGCGGGATGGTATAGGATGCGTCCAGGGTCTGGCGGATGATCATGTCGGCGACGCCGGCAGCCAGGCTGCCGACGAAATCCAACCAGGTCAGGGCGGTGCTGATTTGCTGCTGTTGGTGGGTGGATGAGTGGTTCATCGAGGTTTCGTGCCACAGCGCCAGGCCGGCTTCGGTGGCGAATAGGAAGAGCAGGGGCAGCCATAGGGAGATATTGCCGGCGGGCAGCTGGGCGGTCATGAAGTCCCAGGTGCGCCAGCCGGTGTAGGCCAGTAAGATCAATGCGTAGGTTCGGATAATCCATTTCATGTGTGTGTTCCTTTCAAAAGTGGTAGAATCTGTGTGTGTGTATTCCTTTCGACCTCCCGGCCGGCTTCGCCAAAGCTGGCCGGGAGTGGTTTAAGAGACAGGAGATTGCAGGGGGATAGGGTTGCGGTGCACCTCGGTGATAGAATTGGGTTGAGTGGGGGAGAGCGCGAGGGTTCAGGATCCCGGAGTCTGGTGGGCCCTCGCCGAAGTTGTGATTCAATTCTGCTTGAAAAGGGAGAAATGACCTATGGGATCTGTTGACGTTCTATTTCGGGCGGGTGTGCAAGTTGGGCTGGCTGAGGCTGTCGAGACATTCCTGGTCATCGGACTGGCTCGACGGAAGCGGGTTACGGTGGGTTGGTACCGTACCAGGCTGCTATCGCTGCCGGCGCTGCCAGTGGGGGAGATTACGGAGGGGGATTTGCTGGTGTGGTACGCAGGGCTGCAAGGGGCGATTTACACAGTGCACGGCTACGTGCGAGCGGTCAGGCGCTTCTTCCGCTGGATGTGCCGTTTTGGTGGACTGGAGCGCAACCCGGCTATGGCGCTGGACCTGCCCAGGTTGCCGGTGCGGGGGGAGGAGGGGATCAGTGATGATGCTGCCGGAGCTATGCTAGATGCAGCCAGGGCGCATGTGCGGGATTACGCTATTCTGCGCTTCGTCGAGTCTACTGGCTGCCGGCTGAGTGGGGTTGTTAATCTGTGTGTGGGGGACCTGAATCTGGAAGGTCGCTGTGCTGTAGTACGGGAGAAATTCGACCGGGAACGGCTGGTGTTTCTATCGACTGAAGCCTGCCAGGCAATGCGCGTCTGGCTGGATCAGCGGGCCGATGGGGACTCTGTGTTTGGTTTGGGGGGCAGGTATATCTACGAGCGCTTCAAAGTGTGCGCAAGGCTGGCGGGTGTTGGTCGGAAGTGGAATCCACACCAGTGGAGGCACAGGTTTGGTCGGGCAATGTCTTATAACGGGATGCCTTTAGGTGTTCTCAGCCAGATCATGGGTCACTCGACTGTCGATATTACGGTCCGGTTCTATGGGCAGTTCTCTGTTGGTCACCAGCAGGAGCTTTACGATCGGTATGCGCGACCTCTGAGGACTTAAAATCCTCCGGTGGTGACACCTTGTGGGTTCAATTCCCACCCGCCCCATATAGCCACTTCAAATGTGGTGAGCTATTCGGTTGGTAACGTGCGGTCTACGTTACTGCGGATGGTAATAGGCGCGTGCTGGTACACGCGCCTATTTGACTTCTTCTGTCCAGCCGGCGCGCTGCTGTAAGATGCGGTTCACGTCGGCTCTTGGAATGCGGTAAGTTGATTTAGGTGAATTGGGATCCAGGCGGTAGGCGCCTGGCAGGCTGCCGCGTCGGATCATGTTGCGGATGGTGCGGGGATCGACTTGCAGGATTTGGGCGGCTTCCTCGACTGTGACGGTGTCAGACATCTGGTTGACTCCATTTGGCTAGGCGGAAAGTGCGGAAAGGATAACATGATTGCTCTAGGAGGTCAATAGAATGATTGTTCGAATTATCAGGATGAAGATATTGTATCCGCTTTACCGGGCTTACGCCTGGCTATACTCGCGCCTGGTGGTGGATCGGCGCTGGCGGCATTAATGCTGCTGGCGTGAGCGGGAGCGCCACGATTGAGGGTGGGAGGGGGCGGAGGGCGGAGGCGGCGGGGATTTATCTTATTATTCTTCTTTATTCCGCCGCCGTAGCCCGTAGCCCCCGGTCTGGCTTAACGAAAAAGCCCCGGTGGCGGGCCGGGGCTTGGGCTGCATAGCGGGCTAGTTGTTAGGCGTCCTGCACTTCCACGCTTGGGAAGGCTTTGGAGTAAGATACCTCGTGCTCAGTCAAACCGGTCTCAAAAAGGTCAATGGCCTCGCTTTGACTGATCGGGTTTAAGGTATCCTGCTCACCCCGCCACTGGGTGAGGTTGACTGTGAAGTAGTTGCCGTTCGGGGTGCGATAGAGGAACTCATTGCGCCCGTGTCGCTCGAAGTTGTGTCCATCCCAGTAGGCGTCATGGGCGATCAGGGTTGCGGCTTGGACGCTGTACTTCTTGCGATTGATGATCCTGGTAAAATTCTCTGGGGGTTTCATGTGTTTGTCCTTTCGGTTCGGTTGTACCTATCGGGCTTTTCTGCCCGCTATGCCTGCTTACATTATACTGGTTTTGGATTGGATTTCTGCAACGATTGGGTTGGTGCCTGGCGTGGATCTCTCCACGCCAGGGCTGACGATGATCACGTGCTCGCGTATTTGGTTGGTTTGATGAGGTCGCCGTTCTCGTACCGCCCCTCAGGTGTCTCGATCGAGATCTCGAAAAATTCTCCAGGCTTTATTGCCTGCATCAAATCGCACGGCGAATGGCAGAGTTCGTAGGCGAGCGGGCAGAGGGGGTAATTGGCCGGGTTGGGGTTTGGGTTGAGCTTGCATCTATGTTTGGTATTCATGTTCGTGTGTTCCTTTCTCTCTCTATTATATACTGGTTACGATTGGATTTCTGCAACGAATGGTTGCCCTGGCGTGGATCGCCACGCCAGGGTTGATGATGATCACGTGGCTGCTACCGGCGGCCAGGGGCTAATGCGTAGCACAGCCTGGCCTTTGTGCTCAGCAAGCGCGATGGTGATGCGCTTGCCGATTAGCTCCCCGGTCGTGCTCGCGCCGGTGGCGGATTTGAGCGAGTCACGGTCAACCTTGGCGCTGAGCAGATAGCCTTGCGGGTGTTCGCGGCCGGTCTTGGCGCTCAGAAAGTAGATGACGGGCTTCCATTCGGCTGGTTGGCTGATGTGGGGAGTGACCTCCTCCTCTTGCAGGCGGGAGATGGTCACGGCGATCTGCGTGACGTGCCAGGCCAGGAGGTGCTCTGCCTTGAGAAACCTGGCCGGAAACAGATCGTCCAGGGATTTGTCGGGGGAGATGGATCATT